CAAATCTGTTGCAGATTTAGAAGCTGGTGATGAACTGTTTTGGAATTCAAATTTCGCAGGATATGAAATCGGAGGAGGAGATCTTTTCGATATAGTATACGAGAAAAACTCATTAGACTAATAAAAAACAAAATAAAAATAAAGTAAATTAAACTATGGCATATTCAGCATATATTTCTACCGCAGGTCCTCAGGGAGATCAAGGATCCGGATATCAAGGTACGCAAGGAGATCAAGGTTTCCAAGGAGATCAAGGTATTGATGGGGTTCAAGGTTTTCAAGGAGATCAAGGTTTTCAAGGAGATACAGGAGAACAAGGTATTCAAGGTATTCAAGGAGATCAAGGTCTTAAAGGAGATACTGGAGAACAAGGTATTCAAGGAGATCAAGGTCTTCAAGGAGAACAGGGTATTCAAGGAGAACAAGGTATTCAAGGTTTCCAAGGAGATCAAGGAACACAAGGAGTAGATGGTCTTAAAGGAGATCAAGGAGAACAAGGTCTTAAAGGAGATCAAGGAGAACAGGGTATTCAAGGTATTCAAGGAGAACAAGGTCTTAAAGGAGACCAAGGAGAACAGGGTATTCAAGGAGAAACTGGTCTTAAAGGAGATCAAGGTTTCAAAGGAGATACTGGAGAACAGGGTATTCAAGGAGATCAAGGTTTTAAAGGAGATACTGGAGAACAAGGTATTCAAGGTTTCAAAGGAGAAACTGGAGAACAAGGTATTCAAGGTTTCCAAGGAGAACAAGGAGTTATCGGAGTTCAAGGTACTAAAGGAGACGATGGTATTCAAGGTATTCAAGGTTTCCAAGGAGACACTGGAGAACAAGGTATTCAAGGTATTAAAGGAGATCAAGGTTTCAAAGGAGACGATGGTATTCAAGGTATTCAAGGAGATCAAGGTTTTAAAGGAGATACTGGAGAACAAGGTATTCAAGGAGAACAGGGTATTCAAGGAGAACAAGGAGTTATCGGAGTTCAGGGTACTACAGGAGATCAAGGTTTTAAAGGAGATACTGGAGAACAAGGTATTCAAGGAGAAACTGGTCTTAAAGGAGATACTGGAGAACAAGGTATTCAAGGAGAACAAGGAGTTATCGGAGTTCAAGGTACTAAAGGAGACGATGGTATTCAAGGAGTTCAAGGAGAACAAGGTCTTAAAGGAGATACTGGAGAGCAAGGTGTTCAAGGAGAACAAGGAGTTATCGGAGTTCAAGGTGCTAAAGGAGACGATGGTATTCAAGGAGATACTGGTCTTAAAGGAGATACTGGAGAGCAAGGTATTCAAGGAGTTCAAGGAGAACAAGGTCTTAAAGGAGATACTGGAGAGCAAGGTATTCAAGGTATTAAAGGAGATCAAGGTTTCAAAGGAGATACTGGAGAACAAGGTATTCAAGGAGACCAAGGATTCAAAGGAGATACTGGAGAGCAAGGTGTTCAAGGAGAACAAGGAGTTATCGGAGTTCAAGGTACTACAGGAGATCAAGGTTTCAAAGGAGATACTGGAGAACAAGGTATTCAAGGTATTAAAGGAGATCAAGGTTTCAAAGGAGATACTGGAGAGCAAGGTGTTCAAGGAGAGCAAGGTATTCAAGGAGTTCAAGGTACTAAAGGAGACGATGGTATTCAAGGAGTTCAAGGAGAACAAGGTCTTAAAGGAGATCAAGGTTTCAAAGGAGATACTGGAGAGCAAGGTATTCAAGGTATTAAAGGAGATCAAGGTCTTAAAGGAGATACTGGAGAACAAGGTATTCAAGGTATTAAAGGAGATCAAGGTTTCAAAGGAGACGATGGTATTCAAGGTCTAAAAGGAGACGATGGTATTCAAGGTATTAAAGGAGACCAAGGTTTCAAAGGAGATACTGGAGAACAAGGTATTCAAGGTATTAAAGGAGATCAAGGTTTCAAAGGAGATACTGGAGAACAAGGTATTAAAGGAGATCAAGGTTTCCAAGGAGAGTCTGGTACTTTAGGAGCTAAAGGAGATCAAGGTTTCCAAGGTTTCCAAGGATTCCAAGGCGATCAAGGTTTCCAAGGTATTGATGGTCTTAAAGGAGATCAAGGTTTCAAAGGAGATCAAGGAGAAACTGGAGCTAAAGGAGATCAAGGTTTCCAAGGTTTCCAAGGAGATCAAGGAGAAAAAGGAACTAAAGGAGATCAAGGAGAAAAAGGAGATCAAGGTTTCCAAGGTACTATAGGTAATGCTGGTGGTTTATCAGTAATATACGATGGTGTTACTTTCTCTGATAGTAAATATACAAATGTAAATCAATTATCACATACGGAAGCTAATGCATTCATTTACAGCGGTTCTCAAGAATGGTGGTTCTCAGATATCGCAAACGGATTAGAAGATATTAACCACATGAATTCTTTATTCGCTAACATGGTTAACGATGGTTATGATAAGATTTACGTAAAAATATCTAAGAATGGTGATTCAACTAAATATCACTTATACGAAGCTTCTAATGCATCTATTATATTAGGTTCTGGTGGAAGAGGAGATCTTAGATTAGATATGGAAAGAGTTGGTGGTTCAAACAACGGATATGCCGGTGGTACTTCGTCTAACGAACACATGACAGCAGCTGCTGTTAACCAGCCTGATAAGAATGGACAATTATTAGTTTCATTTACACCAATGAAAATTGGAGCACAAGGAGATCAAGGTTTCCAAGGTTTCCAAGGAGCACAAGGAGATCAAGGTTTCCAAGGAGCAAAAGGTGATCAAGGTTTCCAAGGTATCGATGGTCTTAAAGGAGATCAAGGAGAACAAGGTATTAAAGGAGATCAAGGAGAAACTGGAGCTAAAGGAGATCAAGGATTCCAAGGATTCAAAGGAGATACTGGAGCAAAAGGAGATCAAGGTTTCAAAGGAGATACTGGAGCTAAAGGAGATCAAGGTTTCCAAGGAGTTCAAGGTACTGATGGTACTTTAGGAGCTAAAGGAGATCAAGGTTTCAAAGGAGATACCGGAGAGCAAGGTATTCAAGGAGTTCAAGGTACTAAAGGAGACGATGGTATTCAAGGAGTTCAAGGTACTAAAGGAGACGATGGTATTCAAGGAGTTCAAGGAGAACAAGGTCTTAAAGGAGATCAAGGTTTCAAAGGAGATACTGGAGAGCAAGGTATTCAAGGTATTAAAGGAGATCAAGGTTTCAAAGGAGATACTGGAGCACAAGGAGCAACTGGAGCTAAAGGAGATCAAGGATTCAAAGGAGACGATGGTATTCAAGGTATTAAAGGAGATCAAGGTTTCAAAGGAGATACTGGAGCAAAAGGAGATACTGGAGCACAAGGAGCAACCGGAGCAAAAGGAGATCAAGGATTCAAAGGAGACGATGGTATTCAAGGTATTAAAGGAGATCAAGGTTTCAAAGGAGATACTGGAGCACAAGGAGCAACCGGAGCAAAAGGAGATCAAGGATTCCAAGGATTCAAAGGAGATACTGGAGCAAAAGGAGATCAAGGATTCAAAGGAGATACTGGAGCACAAGGAGCAACTGGAGCTAAAGGAGATCAAGGATTCCAAGGAGAAACTGGAGCATTTGATGGAGATTCAATAACAATCGCCAATGATAAAGCTATTTATTTCAACGATGCTAATGGTAACCCAACAGCAAGAATTGAAAGAGACGGAAATGGAGACATTACATTCTCATTCGATTAATTAGAATAAATAAAACAGGAGTAACTAAAAAATAATAAAAACAAAGATATGGCATTTAATAAAATAGCGATAAAACTAGTACAGTCTACTGGAGAATTCCAAGCTCAGATCGATGAAATTTCGAACAGAGCAGGAATTGACCAAGATTCAGCTATCGTCTATACGCCGTCTTACCTAGAAGAGTTAAACACATTCCCTACGGGGAATGTGTTAACTATTAGGAGTACTGATTCTGCAATTATCGCAGGTGGTATTTTTGATGGTGGCGGAAGCTTTAAGCCTGATTCAACAATCGGCGGTAATTTAGTACTAAGACCTAGTAATTTTATACCTGGTAATTTCCCTTCTTTAAAAGGAGCAAAAGGAAATACTGGTGATGAAGGGTTTCGTGGAGATAAAGGTTCTCGCGGAAATACTGGATTAGTAGGAGATACTGGTAGTGAAGGATCACGTGGTAGTAAAGGATTAGTAGGAGATATTGGTATTTCAGGTACTACTGGAGCTAAAGGTGAAAGAGGATTTCAAGGATCTAAAGGTATTGTTGGAAATCAAGGTGAAAGAGGATTCCAAGGAAACCAAGGAACTAAAGGTACTCAAGGTACTAAAGGTTTAACAGGCGCAGATGGTGCCAGAGGATTCCAAGGATCTGTCGGAAACAAAGGAGTTACTGGACCTATTGGAGTTCAGGGAAATCAAGGAGTTACCGGATATAAAGGTGATCAAGGTTCTGATGGAGTTATCGGAGATCAAGGTTTTAAAGGTTCAACTGGAGCAACAGGTTATAAAGGACTTGATGGAAACAGAGGAGCACAAGGAGACGTTGGATATAACGGACCTCAAGGAGCAAAAGGAAATAATGGTTCAAATGGAGCCAGAGGATTCCAAGGAGACAAAGGAATTAAAGGAACAACAGGTATTAACGGACCCGTAGGAGACAGAGGTTTTCAAGGAAATCAAGGAACTCAAGGAGACGCTGGTATTAATAAAGTAATAGGAGCACAAGGATCTACTGGAGCAACTGGTTATCAAGGATCTACTGGAGATGCTGGTATCGTTGGTGAAAGAGGTTTTAAAGGAGCACAAGGAGCAAAAGGTTTCAAAGGAGCAACAGGAGCCCAAGGTAATACTGGTTCAAGAGGATTCCAAGGAACTCAAGGTGTTGTTGGAAACGTTGGAACTAAAGGAGATCAAGGTTTTAAAGGATCACAAGGAGCAAAAGGTTATACTGGACCTCTTGGAGCACAAGGAGCAAAAGGTTATACTGGACCCCAAGGAGCAACTGGAGATAAAGGTTCTACGGGATCAATTGGATTTCAAGGAAATACTGGATATGCTGGACCACAAGGAGTTCTTGGACCAGTCGGACCACAGGGTTCAAAAGGAGTTCAAGGAGACGTTGGTCAAAGAGGAAACCAAGGAGATAGCGGACCAAGAGGATTCCAAGGATATAAAGGTACTACTGGTGCAAAAGGATATACTGGAATAACAGGAGCGCAAGGAAATCAAGGAGCAACTGGAGAAAGAGGATATCAAGGAGATACTGGATATATCGCACCAACTGCAACTAAAGGAGATAAAGGATTTATTGGAGTTCAAGGAAACACCGGAGCAACTGGTGATTTAGGACCAACTGGATTTATTGGAGTTCAAGGAAACACTGGAGCACAGGGAACTGCTGCACCAAGAGGATTCCAAGGAGTTCAAGGAGTTAGAGGAGCACAAGGTCTTAAAGGATCTACTGCAGCAACCGGAGACAGAGGATTCCAAGGAATTAAAGGTAATCAAGGAGCAACTGGAGCCACTGGAAACAAAGGGGTTCAAGGAGTAGTTGGAGATACTGGAACTGTTAGAGGGCCTCAAGGAAATACTGGACCTCAAGGAAGTCAAGGAACAACTGGACCTCAAGGAGCAAAAGGAAGTCAAGGAGCAACTGGACCAAAAGGTAATCAAGGAGCAACTGGAGCAACTGGAGTTAAAGGACCTCAAGGATCAACTGGACCAAAAGGATTTATCGGACGCCAAGGGGCAATCGGAAATACTGGACCCGTCGGAGATCTCGGACCACAGGGTGTAAGAGGAGCACAAGGATTAAAAGGTGATACAGGGTTTAAAGGATCTACTGGACCAAGAGGACCACAAGGAGCTACTGGTGATAAAGGAACAACTGGACCACAGGGAACTGCGGCACCAAGAGGTACCCAAGGAGCCGATGGATATAAAGGATCTCAAGGAGCACAAGGTTATAGTGGTGCACCTGGTCATAGAGGATTCCAAGGATCAACAGGACCAAAGGGATACGTAGGAATAACTGGACCGCAGGGATCAAGAGGACCGCAAGGTTCAACTGGACTTAAAGGTTTTATTGGACTTGCAGGTACTGTAAGAGGAGCTCAAGGAACTCAAGGTGGTAGAGGAGCTCAAGGTTATACAGGACCTCAAGGAGCTAAAGGAATAACCGGACCAGTTGGACCAAGAGGACCACAAGGAGCTCAGGGTGTTAGTGGAAATGCTGGACCAAGAGGAGTTCAAGGATATAAAGGAGCAACCGGAGCGCAAGGAGCTCAAGGAGCACAGGGAATTGCAGCATCAGGTGTTGGACCTCAAGGTTATCAAGGTGCAACTGGGCAACCAGCACCGGCAAGAGGACCTCAAGGATATACTGGAGCCTCAGGTGGTTCTGGTACTGGAGCTAAAGGCCCACAAGGAGCTCAAGGAACCAATACCGTTGGAGGTTACAGTGGTTTAATCTACACGACTAGCGGCCCACGTACTATCCAGAATGGTGTAAATATCGGATAACAATATATAAAACAAATAAAAATATAAAAATAATAACATGGCAAAATTTATCTTAGGTACTACGTTGGACAGTAATATTGTACTACACACTGGTAACCTTAATAGCACGAATTTTCCTCAGTTTATTGGACCAAACGGTGAATTGGGATCTCAGGGATCTCAAGGATCCGTTGGATCTGACGGTGACGTCGGCCATCAAGGTACTACTGGTAATCAAGGTTTCGTTGGAACCAATGGTTATCAAGGTAGTCAAGGTGATCAAGGATCTGCCGGTAATAAAGGTAACCAAGGATCAACAGGTCTTCAAGGTTTTACCGGAGCGACTGGAATTAGAGGAGAAAAAGGAATAACAGGTATATTAGGTCCTAAAGGTTCTAATGGATATCAAGGACAAGTTGGTGATCAAGGTTCTACTGGACTTCAAGGATTTCAAGGTTCTACTGGAGCACAGGGAATAAAAGGAACTAATGGAGAAAGAGGTTTCCAGGGAGCACAAGGTTCTGTTGGTATTAAAGGCTTCCAAGGAACACAAGGAGATACTGGAGAAAGAGGATTTCAAGGAGCAAAAGGAGCAACATCAGTTAAAGGAATTAGAGGGCCTCAGGGTTCTACTGGTTTAAAAGGATTTACCGGAGTTGATGGAGCACAGGGATCTAAAGGATCTACTGGTTTTGAAGGATTACCTGGAACTAACGGAGTTAAAGGAGCTCAGGGCGCTAAAGGCTCGACAGGAGCTAAAGGATTTAAAGGAGCAACTGCTTCAGATTCTTTACCTGGAGATCCTGGTGAAAGAGGATTTCAAGGTCTTAAAGGAGATAAAGGATTTACTGGATCACAAGGAGCACAGGGATCTACTGGAGCTAAAGGTTTTCAAGGAGTAACAGGAGCTAAGGGTTCTACAGGATATAACGGTATTACAGGAATTAACGGTCTTAAAGGAGATACTGGAGCTAAAGGAAATCAAGGTTCTCAAGGAAACGGTGGAGCAACTGGTTTCCAAGGATTAACTGGAGGAGCTGGTGGAAGAGGACCACAAGGGTCTACTGGACCAAAGGGATTCCAAGGAGCTACTGGAGTACAGGGTGCTAAAGGATCTACTGGTTTTCAAGGTTTTCAAGGATCTATTGGTTATACAGGAGTTGTTGGTTCAACAGGATTTGAAGGAATAAAAGGAAATCAAGGAGCAAAAGGATCAACTGGACCACAGGGAGCTATCGGAAGCCAAGGTCAAGGTGGTGAAAGAGGATTCCAAGGAGCAACTGGACTAAAAGGAGCAACTGGTACTAAAGGTTCTCAAGGAGCAAAAGGAGCACAAGGACCTCAAGGATCTCAACAACCTAAAGGAGCACAAGGAGCACAAGGAGCAAAAGGAGCTACAGGTTATAAAGGATTAACAGGAACTCAAGGAGCTCAAGGAGCAAAAGGAGCTACAGGTTATAAAGGATTAACAGGAACAACAGCTGCAGTAGGTAACACAGGTTCTCAAGGACCAACTGGACCTCAAGGATTTACTAATGTAAAAGGAGCACAAGGAGCACAAGGAGCTAAAGGTTCAACAGGACCTACTGGTTTTACTGGAGCACAAGGTGCAACTGGAGCTAAAGGATATACTGGACTTGTTGGAGCTAAAGGAGCAACTGGAGGAACTGGAGCCGTTGGAAATCAAGGACCAACCGGAGCAACAGGTTATACTGGAGTTACAGGTTCTCAAGGATCTACCGGAGCAACAGGTTATACTGGATTTATCGGTAAAACAGGAGCTAACGGATCACAAGGAAATCAAGGAGCACAGGGTGCAAAAGGTTATACTGGTTTTAAAGGAGCAACTGGATTAACAGGATCACAGGGAAATACTGGAGCTAAAGGAAATCAAGGTTCTCAAGGAGCAACAGGAGCACAGGGTGCAACTGGACCAAAAGGTTATAAAGGATTTATTGGTTTCAAAGGACTTACCGGAACTACTTCAGCAGTAGGAGACAGAGGACCTCAAGGAGCAACTGGAGACAGAGGGATATCAGGATTCCAAGGAGCTCAAGGAGCACAAGGTAATATAGGACCAAGAGGTAATCAAGGAGTTACTGGAGGAACTGGACTTGGAGGATATAAAGGACCAACCGGTCCACAAGGATCACAAGGAAATAAGGGACCACAAGGAGCAACCGGTTCAGTCGGACCGACAGGTTCAAGAGGACCACAGGGTAATAATGGACCACAAGGAGCTGTAGGGGCTCAAGGTGTACAAGGTGTACAAGGAGCTACTGGTTACAACCAAGCAGTAGGAGCTCAAGGAGCAAGAGGATTCCAAGGAAACACTGGAGGAATTCTAAGAGGTTTCCAAGGATCTGCTGGTGATGCAGGACCAAGAGGACCTCAAGGATCTGGTGGTGGAACTGGATTTATTGGACCAAGAGGACCTCAAGGAAATAATGGACCTACTGGATTTGGACCACAAGGTCTCGCAGGACCAAAAGGTTATGCCGGATCAGGACCCCTTGGTAATGGTTTCAACGGATCTTTCGTGGATGATAACGGAACAGCCTTTATTGTATCAGACGGATTTATACAATAATCAATAAGTTAATTATATAAAAAAAGAATAAAAATAACATGGCAAAATTAAATACAGGATCACTTGTAGGGGGAGAAACTCCCCTACATGCTGGTAACTTTGATGCTAACAACTATCCTGAATTAAAGGGAGACCAGGGAAACCAAGGTTCTGTTGGAGCTAAAGGTTTTCAAGGAGATCAAGGTTTTCAAGGTATTGAAGGTTCTCAAGGTTCTCAAGGAGATAGAGGGTTTCAAGGAGATAAAGGAGTTCAAGGTTCTGCAGGGTTAGAGCCGGGTGGAGATACTGGTTTTAGAGGTTTTCAAGGAGACAGCCCAAAGGGACATCAAGGTTACGAAGGTAATATAGGTTTTCAAGGAGATAGAGGTTTTCAAGGAAATAAAGGTACTGCTGATCAAGGTTTTAGAGGATTCCAAGGAATAGTCGGAGATTCACCAGAAGGACCAGAAGGTTTTAGAGGAAATCAAGGAACAGTTGGAGATCCAGGTAAAGTAACTAACGGTCTTAAAGGATTAAAAGGAGATCAAGGATCAACTGGAACACAGGGTAATGTAATTACAGCTTACGTTGGTGATATTGGACCTGATGGACCAAGAGGATTTCAGGGAGATCAATTAACAGGAGCAACAGGTTTCAGAGGTTTTCAAGGAGATCAAGGTACTACGGGTTTAAACCCAGTTGGACCTACTGGTTTCGTTGGACATGTAGGATTTCAAGGTTCTGCAGGTACAAATCAAAAAGGACATAAAGGTTCACAAGGAGCAACTGGATTAAAAGGAGCTCAGGGTTCAACTCAAACTGCACAAGTAGGACAAACTGGAGACAGAGGTTTCCAAGGAGACGTTGGAAATAGTCCAAAAGGTTTTCAAGGAGCTGAAGGTTATCCTGGTTTCAAAGGAGCACAGGGATCAAATCCAGTCGGATCTAAAGGAGCAACTGGAGAAAGAGGTTTCCAAGGAAATACCGGAAGTACACCGGCTGCACAAACAGGAGATACTGGACCAAGAGGTTTCCAAGGAATGGTTGGTAATTCACCAACCGGGCCAAAGGGTTATCAAGGAGCAACTGGTATTAGAGGAACTCAAGGAAGTACTAACAGAGGTTTCCAAGGAAATAAAGGATCAGACGGACCAACAGGATATACAGGAGTAAATCCAACAGGATATACTGGAGTTAAGGGTAGCCAAGGAGCACAGGGTAATATCGGAGCAAGTCCAAAAGGATTTATTGGACCAAACGGACCAACAGGATATACAGGACCAACAGGCCCTGCGTATAACGCTCTTCCAGGTGATACTGGAAATACGGGACCAAGAGGTTTCCAAGGAGCTAGACCAACTTCACCAACTGGACCTACAGGACCAAGAGGTTTCCAAGGATTAAAAGGAGCAATGCCAAAGGGGTATACTGGATTTATTGGAGATACTGGTTATAGAGGAGTTCAAGGATCTTCACCAACAGGAGCAACAGGTTATAAAGGAGCAAACGGAGAAAGAGGATTTCAAGGAGCAAATCCAACTGGTTATAGAGGAGTTCAAGGAGCTCAAGGACCTCAGGGATATAAAGGAGCTCAACCAAAAGGATTTATTGGACCAACAGGGCCAAGAGGATTCCAAGGAAATAAAGGAGCACAACCTGGAGGATCAAGAGGACCACAAGGAGCACAGGGTGCTCAAGGAGATAAAGGAGCGCAGCCAACCGGAAACACTGGACCAAAAGGACCACAAGGTGTTCAAGGTTCACGTCCAACATCATATAAAGGACTTACAGGTTATAAAGGGTTAAATGGTAACGGCGGCCCAGTTGGAGATTCTCCAACTGGATATAGAGGACCACAAGGAGCACAGGGATCACAGGGTTCTAAAGGAGCAATGCCTAAGGGATATCAGGGTATAACTGGAGCTAAAGGAGATCAAGGTTATAAAGGAGCACAACCTGGAGGAGCTAAAGGATTTATTGGACCTCAAGGAGCACAGGGTAACGAAGGATCAGAACCAAGAGGAGTTCAAGGATATACCGGACCACAGGGTCTGAAAGGAACTACGGGATCTACTATTACAGGTTATACAGGTTTCAAAGGACTTACAGGTTACAAAGGACCTACAGGAACAGTTAGAGGTTTCCAAGGAGCTACTGGTAGTAGTACAGGAAATGGATATAGAGGACCACAGGGAGCAAATCCACAAGGACCACAGGGTTATAAAGGACTTACTGGAAGCAATGGACCAAGAGGACCACACGGTCTTAAAGGTACTAACGGATCTCAAGGAGCTAAAGGATTTACAGGAATTAAAGGAGCTGATGGAGCACAAGGTTATAAAGGACTTACAGGACCAACAGGACCATTAGGGCCAACAGGGCCAAAGGGACCAAGAGGATATCAAGGAACTAACGGAACTATTTCTTACATGTCTGAAACGATTTTCTTCGGTACGGGACACAATGTTACATTCTATAATGGATTAGTAACAGCAACCGGAGGCGGTGGCGGAGGTCTTAAAGGTCAAATATAAGTATCTACATATTAACCTAACATACTTATTATTAAAAAGGATCCCAATGGGATCCTTTTTTTTTGTAATATATAAACAAATCAAACATTTAATGTATAATTATTAAAATTTAAAGCAATGCACGAAACTAATTTAAACAATGTAAAATTAAACATTGATTCTATTACTAAAGGCACCGATGGATATTGGTATGCAAGAGGATGGGTAGGTTCAATAAATAAAGATACTATAGTAACTGATGTTTTATTAGATGGAAAATCCTTGAATATTTCATGGGAAAAAAGATCAGATGTTTCTTCTTTTTATAAAGGAGTAATTCCAGAAAAAACAGGATTTAATATAATGATCCTACATGCTGATATTAATAAAAAATTATGGGTTAGCTTAAACGACGCAGAACCAGTTGAGCTTATTTCTTTAGCTAAATGGGCAGCTTCTGCATCCGGGTTTAACAGAATAGATAAAGATGTTATTGTTGTTGATAATTTTTACGCAGATCCAGATTTAATCAGGGAATATGCTATGAACAATTTAGAGTTTTTACCTTCTAAATACCACAAAGGACAGAGATCTCAGTCTAGATATATTATTGATGGAACTAAAGAAAAACTTGAAACCGTATTAGGTAAAAAAATAACAAACTGGAATAATGGTGGATATGCTAATGGCGTATTTCAATTCTGTACGGCAGATCAACCTATAGTATATCATGTAGATAGTCAAATGTACGCTGCAATGGTTTACTTAACGCCAGATGCTCCTCCACAGACAGGAACCGCAATGTATCGAAGTAAAGTTACAGGAATTTCATCATTCCCAGGTCAAGAATCTAGAATGGGAGACGAATACGTAGACACATTTAGAGGTACTAATAAAGAAATGAATTTCTACGATGGAACTCAATTTGAAAAGATTGATGATATTGGAAATGTATATAATAGACTAGTAATATTTAACTCATCACAATTACACGCAGCGACTGAATACTTTGGAGATGCAATTGATAATGCAAGATTTTTCCACATGTTCTTCTTTGACATTGAACAATAAAACCACATTAAATGAAAATTAACGTAATCACAAGATGTACGAGAACATCTAATTTATTAAAAATACAACCAACTGTATTTGATACTTCTAAAACAAGAGGAGTAGAGGTACATTGGCATATTATGTTTGACACTGGCGCACTAAAGGATATTGACGCAAATCTGTTATCTATTTTAGACCAACCAAATACAACAATACATTTTATTAAAGGACAATCTGGCGGGATGATGTACCCTGAAACATCCGATTTAATAAGAAGCTTAGAACATTCTTGGTTTTATTTATTAGATGACGACAATATAATGCATCCGGAATTCTATCAAAGAGTCGAAGATTTTGCAATGTTACCTGTAAATTCTGAAAAGAAAATCATAATGGTTGGACAGGCAGTTGATGGTAAAGATTTTACTGGATTAAAATACAGAGAAGCTACTCCAGAATCTACAGGTTTTAGAAAAACCGACATAGCACAAATACTATTTAGATCTGAACTTTTTGAAAAATACGGTTTCACTGCAGATTACGCAGCTGATGGATTCTTTATCGAGGAAGTGTATAAGAATCACCCAGATACATTTGTTTGGATCAATGAAATTCTTTCATATTATAATGAACTAGAAAAAGTATCAACACCTAAATTACCTAGGATCTTATATATAGGACCTGGGGAACCAGTTATGAAAACTACTAAAATACTCGACTATGAGGATGATAACTTAGAGGTTCAATATGTAAAGGACGATACTGACATTAGAAAAAATATATCTAGTTTTAAACCAGATGCAATAGTAACTCGAGGAAAGAGTTCTTCTGATTTTAAATATCTATCAAAACTACCTCTTCAATTTAGAAGAAAATGGATCAATATAGATAATGATGAAGATTTAAAAAATGTAGGAGATATTGCATATAATGTTTCTGAAAACGCAATGTTAGATCCGACGAACATGGATGATCATAGCATGATATCTTTTACAACTCCAATATATAACACAGGTGAAAAACTGATAAACACTTACAATTCAGTAGCTGCTCAGACTTATGAAAATTGGGAATGGGTATTAATGAACGATTCAACTGACGGTGGTAAAACACTTAAGATTGCAGAGCAAATTGCAGCAAACGATCCTAGAGTTAAGCTATATGATTTTAGAGAAAAATCAGGTGGTGTTATTGGAGAGGTTAAGTGGAGAGCGAACGCAATGGCTAGAGGGTATATTATTGCAGAACTAGATCACGATGATTTACTTGCAGTAACATGTGCACAAGATTTACATAACGCTGCGCAAAAACATCCAGAGTGTGGATTCTTCTATGGAGATACTGCTGAAGTAAATGAACAATGGCAAAATCAAAAGTATGGTCCTGGGTTTGCATTAGGATATGGTAACTATCGAGATGAAGAATATCAAGGTAGAATGTTAAGTCCTGCAAATCAACAAAATATTAATCCAAAAACAATTAGACATATTGTTGGAGTTCCTAATCACATTAGAGCATGGAGAAGATCTACATATTTCGAAATTGGAGGACATAATAGAAGTTTAACAGTTGTTGATGATTACGAATTAATTATTAGAACATTCTTAAATACTATCATGTGTAAGATACCTAAGTTAAGCTATATTCAATTTTTATATAGTAATCAAGGTCATAGAAATACTCATGATTTATCTAGGGCTGATATCCAAAGAAGAACACGTACAATCGCAGCAAGATATAACGAACAAATTAAAGAAAGATTTGAAGAACTTGGACAACATGACTGGGCATATGAAGAAAATCCATATTGGCCTATCAACGCAAAATCCAGATTTGGAAAAGAAGAAGGAGCAGTAAATATAACATATACAGATAATGAATAACCTTTTTGAAATACAAGAAAACGAGGCAAACCAGTACTATTGGTTTGATCAGGGGTTTACACCTCAAGAATTGAAGTGGATTGAAGATGGAGTTTCTAATATTCCATACCATAGAGCAGTTACCGCTGGCGGAAAGACTGAAGATAGAAAATCAAATATCAAATGGATTCCACAAACTGAGGAATGGGAATGGCTTTACCAGAAATTAATACAAATGGCAAGCGAAGCAAATAACCAATTGTGGAATTTTGATTTACACTCTGCGCCTGAATTAATACAGTATACTGAATATGAAGCTACCGAGTTTGGTAAATACGATTGGCACCAAGACGTCGGCGACCATGCCCTATCTATTAGAAAAGTATCTATAACTGTTCAATTATCAGATAGTACAGAATATGAAGGAGGAGACCTATGCTTTTGGCAAGGAGGAGAATCCTTAGATAAAAATAACTTAATTGCACCTAGAGGAAAAGGAAATGTTGTTTTATTTCCTAGCTACTTATTCCATTCTGTTAAACCAGTAACTAAAGGAACTAGAAAATCTTTCGTACTTTGGCTAGGCGGAGGACATTATAAATAATAAATTATGGGATATCCTAATATGAATTGTATGCACATCACTATATATGTTCACCATATGGAAGTAGATGCTTTATTTGATTTTATCAACGAAAGAACTGACAGATTGCCAGAATACTGGATTAATCCTAAAGATCTTCCTGGAACAATATCTGGAGGATTTCTAGAGATAAATGTCAATTATGAAGTGTATACTCGAATAAGAGGGACTAAGGAACATTCAACCTGGATGGAATTATAAACTTTTTTGTATTTTCATATATAATAAGTATATGGCAAAGAAAAAACTACAAAGAGCTATCACAGTAAAGTCTCCAAAAATTGGAGAGAAATACTACTTTAATTTTGCAGGTTCTACATTATTTGGAACTCTCATTAAGGAATCTGAAAGTTTATCTAAACACTATAATGAAAAATGGTATACGATGGAATCGGAAGGTACTAAATATCCTATAAGCATTAGAGAAATAGCATTAACCCGTAATGAATTAAAAAATGTATAGCGCTAGCGAATTAAAAACCATGCTGTTTATCGATATAGAGACGACAGCGCAGTATGAAACTTTAAATGATTTAAAAAGTTCTAATGAAGGACTACACAATTTATGGCTTCAAAAGGCAGATCAAATTAAATCATATGAGAATCAAAAGTCAGATCTAAGCGACGAAGATTTCTATCAATCAAACGCATCTTTACATCCAGAGTTCGGAAAAATAGTTACAATATCAATTGGTCAAATACAGTTCGATGAAATTGGCATGCCTCAGCACTCTAAAATAAAATCATATTATGGAGATGATGAGCATACAATACTTTCTGATTTTAATCAAACCCTAGGCGCTGTATTTAATAAAAACGGAAACGTTCAATTAACAGGGCATAATATTAAAAAGTTTGATGCTCCGTGGATTATTAAAAGATGTTTAATAAATGGAATTACACCTACTGCTAAATTGCACCTTCAAAAACAAAAGCCATGGGAAAACTGTCTATTAGACACTTTGGAAGTTTGGAAGTTTGGAGGATATAATGGAGCATCACTAGGAATTTTATGTAATGTTCTTGGAATTCCAACACCTAAAGATGACATATCAGGATCTGATGTTAATAGAGTTTATTGGGAAGGTGGTTTAGAAAGAATAAAGGATTACTGTGAAAAGGATGTTTTAGCAACTATGAATGTTATGCTAAAAATATCAAGCATGGAACTTATTTAAAAATAATTGAAAGTTTTTTCACCAGGATTTTTTTATATCAAATAAAAGGTTTATATTTACATATAACAAATAAAGAAACAATATGGACAATTTTGAATTTGAACAAGAATTTAACGAGGAATCTGAAAACAATGGAATATTGATCGAAGATCAAGAACACCTGGATAACCTCAAGGACCGCCTTGCACGTGCGAACTACGAAGCTATAGTTAAACACGGAATCGACACGGATAAAACACGTGATCCCGATATGATCAGGCACATTATAGAAGAGACCATGTTTTACTTTGAAGAGATTGAAGAATACGAGAAGTGTGCAGATCTTAAAGAACAGATTCAATTCTTTAAATAAGATATATAATACATGGAAGATAATATACATATCGCTAGAATTGCAACGGCTTTAGAGAAAATAGCTCAATTGATGGAGAACTCTGAAAAGAGAGAAATCAATATGAAAAAGAATGAGATTAAAGAATCTAATAAAGCTGCAAAGAAAAAACAGACAAGACAGATTCCACCTAAAGAATCCAAATAATGGATTACTATAAGATCCTGGGGCTCGAGCCAACTGCAAGTCAGGAGGATATTAAGAAGGCATATAGAGGTCTTGTTAAAGTCCACCACCCTGATATTGGAGGATCTGAAGACAAATTTAAAAACATTTCACAAGCATACGAAACACTGAGTGATTCCCAAAAGAAAAAGGAATATGATCTCAAGAATTCTTTTAGTTCAGGTGGATTTGATAATTTCTTTAATCAATTTGGTGGAGATTTCTCTAATATGTTTGATAATGCATTTAATCAAAATGCAAGAGGATCAGATGTTACCATTAGAATCCGATTAACTTTAGAAGAAGTTTACCACGGAACAACTAAAAGAATAGATACAACTCACTCAACATTTAACGTTAATATACCGAAAGGAATTCATGAAGGAGCCAAGCTTAAATTAAAAGGAAAGGGACTTCCCCATCCTGCTAATTCTTCGGCGCCAAATGGAGATGTTATATTAATAATGAATATCATGCCAGATTCTGAAATGATAGTAACTAACGGAGATATTTGGATGGATTACAATCTACCCTTTTTTGATATTCTATTAGGTGGTGAATTTGAAGTTATCACAAAAGTAAACAGTGTTAGGATAAAGGTACCTAAGAATTCGTATGATGGTAAGATTTTAAGAATTGTGGGCATGGGATTTCCGATATATAATAAAAATCAATATGGTAACTTAATGATTAAATTAAGAACATCCAATATTGAGTTAAGTGAAAAACAATTAGAACACGTTCAACAAATTAAAGAATTAAGCAATGCATGATTTAGGAGACACTCCCGAAAAAGATGATTCAAATAGAATTGAAATCCTTAGAGAAGATTCAAAGGAAACAATGATGAACATGATTTATAATGCAGTTGTTAATGGCGAAGAAAAAGCTCTTAAGAGCGAAACGGATCCTACAGAAAAAGTAAATGCACTAACTAATATATTAAACTTTTTTCTAGGATTAGAAGAGTACGAAAAATGTTCTAACATTAAAAAAATTATTGACAAGATAAAATGCTAATAATCAAAGTAGAAAAAGGAAATATAGAAAAGGCTTTAAAGTCATTTAAATATAAAGTAAATAAAACAGGCCAAACTAAGGCCCTTCGCGAAGGTAAAGATTATACCAAACCTTCAGCAGCAAAACGTGTTAAATTACAAAAAGCAAAATACGTCGAGCAAAAATTTAACAATCCAGAATAACATTTGATAATATAATATCATTATATTTTTTTTCATGGTATGGGTAGTATCTCCGGGTACTACTAAATATATACTACATGTTGAAAGACATAAAAATAAATACAATCAAATGAAAGATATTCTAGGAGAAGACAGAGACTCTTTAATGAGATCTTCGTACTACACCATTACAAGAAACTTCACAAAGACCGTGAATCGATTCGTTGTTTTCAAAGAAGGAAACGATATAATCGAGATACCCCATGGTATTGGCCAGAGAAGTGAGTTTATTAATATTTTAGTAGAGTATTTTGAAGGACTAGAAGAGTATGAGAAGTGTGATAAATTAATGAAATTAAAAGAACTTGTTACAATGGCAGGGGATTAAACATAGCATAATAAATATATGAAGAAGAATTCTGATAATAAAACCGGAAACGAAAATAACAGAATTAACAGACGTAAAGTCATTATTAAACCAGCAGATATAAAAGCACAATTAAGACAATCTCAAAAAGCTTATTTACAAAACATATTAGAGAATGAAATTACATTTTGCTCTGGACCTGCCGGAACTTCAAAAACATTTACAGCATGTTACGCTGCATTAAAATTATTTGCAGATAACAAAATCAAAAACATTATTTTATGTAAGCCTATTCAAGAGGCTGGTGAGAAACTAGGGTTTCTTCCTGGAGATATCGGAGAAAAGATAGATCCATATATGCAATCATATATTTCTAACTTAACTAAAATAGTTGGACCAGTATTAACCGAACAATTAGTTCAATCTGAAATTATTCAATTTAGACCTTTAGCGTTTATGAGAGGAGATACTTATGATGACTCACTCATGATACTTGATGAGGCACAGAACGCCACGTTTAAACAACTTATGTTATTTGTTACCAGAATGGGAAAGACCTCTAAGGTGATCGTAACAGGTGATGTGAGTCAGTATGATATTTCAAAGAACTCAGCAGGAATTGAGCCTTTTACCGAACTAATGAAAGGTATCAAAGGAATAGGTCACCACCAATTTACACAAAAAGATATTGTAAGAGCTAAGATCTTAATTGATGTTGTTGAAAGATATGACAAATGGAAATTAGACAATGAATAAGTAAACTATTTGCAATATTTAGGTATAATACTTAAATATCAAATAGAAATGTCTAAACACATATTACTTAAAGGATCTCTCAACGAAGATAGAAATATTGTAGAAGTTGGAATAGATGAAGCAGGTCGCGGAGCACTAGCAGGTCCAGTCACTGTTGCAGCGTGTATCATGCCACATGGATTTACTCATCCATTAATTAAAGACTCAAAACTTCTAAATGAAAAAGACAGAAAAACCGCACTCGATATTGTATTGAGTAATGCTATTGCATTTCATGTTGAACACATCAACGTTGAGGATATTGAAAACACAAATATACTCAGAGCGACTATGCAAGGAATGTATAAGTGTCTATCTAATCTTGATGAGCATGCTCATAAGTTTAATTTTATTTTAGTAGATGGCGATCAATTCCACGGGTATCATGGAATTCCATTTGAAACAATCATAGGTGGAGATAACAAATATACTTCAATTGCAGCTGCTTCAATTTTAGCTAAAACAGGCAGAGATTCTCTTATGAAAGAATTAAGCGAAAAAGAAGAGTTTATACAGTATGGCTGGAATTCAAATAAAGGATATGGAACAAAACAACATATCAACGCTATTAAAGAATCAGGACCAAATGAGCACCACAGACATAGTTTTATCTCGCATTTATTAACCACAACCGGTGAATTGTTTTGAGAGGCTTATTAGCAGGTGTTTTATTATTTGCACTAGGACAATCTATGATATGGATCCAAACTAACGGACAATTTGTCTGGCCATGGTTTAAAAAGAATCCATTAACCATTTCGATAATTGGAGGTACTGTGATTAGCTACATGTTTATACTTGCAACTAAATTTATAGCAGAATATTATGACGGACAAATATGGCCTGGTAGATTTATTGGATTTACTTGTGGAATCATAACCTTTACCGCTCTAACATATTATTTATTAGACGAGGGAATTACAACAAAAACTGCAATATGTTTATTATTAGCATGCTGCATTATAGGAATACAATTATTTTGGAAATAAGCTTGACTGCCAGTCGAGCAATCAGGGACTTCGGTCCCTTTTTTTGTCTTATTTGGAATCATTATAAATAGGACTTTCTGTGGAAATAAATGCTCAAAAGTTTTTTTGTTCCAATAAAAAGTGTTATATTTACTATATAATAAAGAACAAACACTGCGTATGCAAATGATGAATGCCCAACAAAGAATGGATAGAATTCTAACCACCTCTAAAATAATATACCTAGAGGATATGACAATTCATGAGGTTGCTAAGGCTGAAATTATTGGTGACATCATATTTGTAGACACAGGCACTGGCCTATTATTTCAAGATCTTGACGTGCTTACATTAGACGAAGCGTGTGACGCTGAAAGATTTATAAACAAAATCAAAGAATCATTATATAACATATAAATAACAAACATGGGAAAAGCAAACTACGGATATTGTTGCATTAATTTAACACTACAAAAAGATCATGACATCAAGATCGGTCGATCAATGATCAAACGAACATTCACCGCTAAAGGTATTAAATACGCTGGAGAATTAGCTGAAGCAAATGTTCGAGATCTTATTGAGATTATAAAGTGGAATCACAAACAAGGCATTAATGTTTACCGTATGAGTAGCTCTATGTTCCCTTGGATGAGTGAGTATGAATTAACTGATTTACCTAATTGGCAAACAATATCTAATCTACTCAAAGGCGCAGGTACTCTTGTTCAAAAATACAATCAGCGCGTAGGTTTCCACCCAGGTCAGTTTTGTGTTTTACCAAGCCCAACTCCTAAAACAGTAGATGCTGCGATCAGAGAACTAGATCAATCAGCGCTTATACTAGATTCAATGGGATTACCACAAAACCATACGTATTCTATGAACATTCACGTAGGTGGCTCATACGGCGACAAGGATGCCGCAAAGCAAAGGTTCGTTGATAACTTTAAACGTTTATCAAAATCTGCACAGGCTCGATTGGTTATAGAAAATGACGATAAGCCTGCGCAATACGGCGTAGAAGATCTTTATGAGATTTACGAAAAGACTAATATACCTATCACGTTCGACTACCACCATCACAGGTGCTATGAAGATCCAATGTCAGAAAAAGATGCACTTGAATTATGTGCAAAAACATGGCCTAAAGGTATTCGCCAATTATGTCACTACTCTTCTTCAAAAAAGCTACATGAAGATGAATCTGTTATATTGAGAGCACATGCTGATTACATATACGAAAAAATAGAAACGTATGACATGGATATTGATATTGAACTAGAAGTCAAAGCTAAAGAGCTAGCCTTAATCAAATACCGTAAAGAATATCTAAATGATCTAGTTTTATCCTGATATATAGAGTATAAACAAAGATTAAAAGAAAATGAAATACGTTAAATTGTTTGAAGAGTTTTCAGCAAATAAAGTATCTTGCGAAGGGTGTGACTGGTCTTGGAGATTAGACGAAGGCGGTGAAGATCCTTACATATGCCACAAATGTGGTCATGATAATACGCCAGTTTTAGGAGAATCTGTTAATGAAGCAGAAAAGGCTAAAGGAGACAGAGGACCTCTTAAAGGTAAGGCTGTAGAAACTGGAATCAAGAACAAATCAAAAGAAAGTGGAGTACCTGTACCTTTATTGAGAATCATAATGAGACGTGGAATGGACGCTTGGAACGGTGGACACCATCCAGGTATGACACAAGAAGGATGGGGCTATGCCAGAATAAATGCATTCTTAGAAAAAGGAAAAGGAACTTGGGGCGGTGCTGATTCCGACGTTGCTAAAGAAGTTAGAGACGGAGGTCACGATAAAAAGTTACCATTCAAATCAAAAGAAGATTAACATGAAATTTATAAAGTTATTCGAACAATTCATTACAGAGAAAAAACCAGCAGGAGCTCCAGACTTTAACAAGTCAGATGCACCTCCGGCTGAGGGTAGGTTTAAAGATTTAGGGATTAAAGATTTAGCAGCATGGTTAATTAAGACTCGTAAGGGTGATGTTAAGAAGATCAGTGGTTCACTAACCCAGCAGGTTGTGTTTAATCGTAATGACGACCCAAAGTATGCTGATAAAATGGAAAAGGTTCGTAAAGAAGTTTATAAACAATTAGACCGACAGGATTTAATTGATAACATGGAAAAATAGAAATATGAAATTTATAAAAACATTTGAAGCTTGGGAAAAGGTTTCACCAGAATTAAAGGCACATATTGCAGAAGATTTAGATTTAACTAATTCATTCTTTAGATTAGGTAGTGATGCCTATTCTAAACTATTCGAAGAGGTTAAAGAATACTGGGATAAAAATAACATTATTCTAAAAGGACCGTCAGGCTGGATGGCTAAAAATCTAGATGTAGGTAAACCTGCTCTTTATACTCCACGCGGAGGAAAGACAATTAAAGTTAAATTAGATTCGCCAGAACGAGGTGGAGGTAAGAAGTTTATAGTATATAGAGACGGAGGTAGAAAAGACAAAGAAGGGAATGTATTAGCAAAAAAGGTAGAATGGGGAGATCCAAACCTTACAGTTAAAAATGATAATCCTGGAAAAGCTGCTAGTTTCTGGGCGAGACATGGTTGCGATAAAGCAGAAAAAATGGATCCAATGAAAGCTGGATTCTGGGCATGTTATGGACCAACTCTTTTTGGAAAACAATTAGGTTTAAAATCAGATCAGCCATGGTAGATAAAGATTGTAAATGTAAATCTTGTAAATGTGGTAGCATGTCAATGGAAGAATTGATATCTAACATAAATGATCAAACTAAGCCTTTCGTTGAAGAGCAGTATGATGGTTATATTATAAGAACATTCGATCCAAGCTATCCAGAACACTTATATAAATGGCACAGCGACCCTGAAGATAGGGTTATTGAAGTATTAGAAGATTCCGACTGGAGATTTCAATATGACAATGAATTACCAACACCACTCATAATCGGCGTAGATATAAAAATACCAACGGGAGTTATTCATAGAATATTACCAGGAACATCAGATCTTAAGATCAAGATATATAGGGTATAAATAAAAAAGCTATCATGAAAAAAGTAAAACTATTTGAGAAATTTCTACTTGAAAAGTCTAATAAAGATTATCTAAAAAAAGTTAATTTTATATTAGCAGGAGAAGAGGTAAAAGGCCTTACAGGCACAAACAATAGTATTTACGGCGACGTAAACGAAATTTGTTTAAAAGAACTATATAATGCCTTTTATGCTAAAGGAGATTATGGAAAAGACTTGGAAGTTAATTCAAAACTACCTCTTATTTATTATGGTGGAAACTCAAAAGAAGGTTTAGATTTTTTAGAGAAGTACGGTATATCAGAAGATGATATGTATAATTTACCAGAAGCTATGAAGATTAGCGGTAATAAAACTGACTTTTATAAAATGTTTCAAGATTCAGATTTTATACCAAAGGCTGTTTATAAAAAAGAAGATGCGAAGGATTTAGAATTTCCTGTAATTGCAAAACCAGATGATGGACACTCCGGAATGGGTATTGAGATTTTTGATACTTATGAAGACTTAGAAAAAAGTAAAGGGGAATTTCAAAACTATTCAGAGGCTAAAGACTTAGATACTGAGTTTAGAATTTTATTAGTAAATGATACTGTGGTATTAGTTCATGAAAGAGTATCAGCAACTGAAAATGAAATTAAAGATAAAAAATCAGGTGAAAAAACTGAATTTACGTATGTCGATCAAGACACAAGTAAATTAGATTTTATGGATAAAATAACTGATATCTGCAAAACTGTTAGAGAAAAATTAAAGCTTGGTCTTTGGTCAATTGATTTAATGGTAGATAAATCTGGCGATTGTTGGGTTGCAGAAATCAATTCAGCTTCAGGAATGGCAGCAGATAAAATGGCTAGAGTTTATGTTGCAGTATATGAGGATTTTTATGGAGAAAAGCTGCCACAGGAATTCAAGACGTATTTAAATGAAGAATATATTAGACCTATTTATAAAATAAACTTAAAAGAAAACGAAGATCAAATTAAAAGATCTAAGGGTAGAGTTAATTACCAGGACGTTATTGATGGTAGAGAAACTATCATTTAATTCATAGATATATAGATTAATAATAAAAAACAATAAAATAAATTATATTATGGCTAAATTAAAATCGTTTGAGCAGTACGTTGCGGAAAAGCAAGCTAGTGCCAATCAAGAAGAAATTAACAATTTAGAAGTTCAGGAAGCTTCTGTTGTGATGGATGCAGTTGACCCAAAATCAAAAGGTCTTGCAAAATTACTTAAGAAAAACAAAGTTTCTATGGAAGTTATCGACCAGGACGGTCCTTCAGGATTTCCAGAAGTTGAACTAACAGGTAAAAGAGAAGATCTTGAAACAGTATTAGCAGATTCTCAATACGGATGGGACGATGCTGACTTAGCAGAATACATCGAAGAATCAGAAGAGACATTTACTGTTAAAGTTAAAGCAATTGAAGAAGGTAATGCTTTCGGAGATGCAGTTAGAAAAGCTAAAGAAGCTGGTGAAACTGAATTTGAATTTGACGGAGAAACTTTTAAAGTTGAAGAATCTGAAGAGGTTGAAGAAACTGAAGAAGTTGAAGAAACTGAAGAGGTTGAAGAAGGTAATGCTTTCGGAGACGCAGTTAGAAAAGCTAAAGAAGCTGGTGAAGATGAATTTGAATTCGACGGAGAAACTTTTAAAGTCGAAGAAGCTGAAGCAATTGAAGAAGCTGTAAACGCATCAGGTTATATTAAAGCTGGTAAATTAGGTTATAATGACCAATTCTTAGGAAGAAGATCTTTATCATGGACATTATCTACAGATTTAGGTTTAAAAGCATCAGACGAATTCGTTGGACCTTGGTTAGGATTTGATCACGTATCATTATACGCGATTGGTAAAAAAGGAGGAACAATTCTTGATGACGCATTAACTGGTAAATATACTTATGACGAATTAAAAGCAGCAGCAGCAGACTTTTTAGGAGTTAAAGAATCTGAAGAGACTGAAGAAGTAAACGAAAATCCTGCAGCTGCTATCGCAGTAGCAGCAATGTTAAAAGAAGTTTATGAATCTTGTAAAAACGAAGCTAAAGTATGGGAAGAAGACGCGCATGACTCTCACACTGTAGAATCTTACATGGCTGAAAACGCAGCATTAGTTGCGGCATTAGCAGCTGGAGCTCTTAAAGAAATGAAAGAAGATTATTCAACTGAAGCATATGAAGCAGCTTGTAATTCAATGATCGAATCATATACTACTAAAATTAACGAAATGAAAGAATCTGAATTAGCAGACGACGCTACTGATGTAGAGTAATTCATTCTTAAATATAAAACTAAAAGCCTGGAGAAATCCGGGCTTTTTTTGTAAACAATACCCGACTAATTGGTATAAATATTATAATATAATAATATGCCAAGAATACCAATAGAATTAGTATACATGCAAACAGCATATCAGTTTGCTCAACTTAGTTACGCAGAAAGACGTAAAGTAGGGTGTGTCATCGTAAAAGATCATCAAGTAATTTCATTCGGTTATAATGGAATGCCTCATGGGTTTGATAATTCATGTGAAGAAACAGATACTAGATATTACGAAAACCCAGACCTCGCTGTTGATTTAGCAGAACAGGGATATGAATGTAACAATGGTGTTTGCCACAAACATGGTGCAATAACAAAACCTGCTGTTTTACACGCAGAATCAAATGCAATTATGAAAGTTGCAAAATCGACTATGAGTTGTGTTGGTGCTGATCTATACACTACAACATGTCCATGTTTTGGATGTGCTAAGTTAATTATACAAGCTGGAATTAAAATGGTATATTATACAGAAGAATACAGAGACATGAGCGGAGTTGAGCTCTTAGAAACCGCAGGAATTGAAGTTAAACAAGTAAATACATGGAATGGGATTCAATAAAAGATATCTACCAGAATTAGAAGATTTAAAAAGAAAAAGAATCGAGTTAGGTGACGCTTTCTTTTATAAAATGTACGTAACGAGTCCTGACGCGGTGATAGGCCCTAGTGAATCAATAAACTATCTTGAAGAATTCGTAGAGGATCACATAGGAGCTTTAAAATAAACAAAATAGATTTTTTTAGTATAACTATTAAATAATTTAAAATGACAGAAGTGCAAGGTGATTTAAAACAATATCAATGGAAAAAAGGAGAACACTTCGGCGATATCGTCGATGTTGAATCTGACGACGGTGAATTTGTAAATTTTACAAATGGACAAAGAATATTCAAGAGTGTTTTATCAGAATTTCTAGAGCCAATTATTGACGGAGAAGTACCGTTTCCAGGTGCTAACCCGCTAACACCGGTAAAAAAAGAAAAAGTAGATGTTACGACTCCACCTGTAGTATCACAAGGCCCGGCTGAAGTAGAACCTTCAGTACTCGGTAAAATGATATTAAAGATGAGCAAGAAAAACGTGGTGAATGTTCCTATTCAAATCAATCTTAATATTCCAACACCTCAACTTTACTCAATGTTAGGTGAAGGTATGGAAACAGAAGATCTTAATCAGGAAATTTCAGAAGTAGCTATGTCACAGATAGAGATAAACAAATTACAAGAATATATCAAAGCTAACGTTACTGATTTTTTATTAGAATACTACAGCTAATATAATTTAGATAAATAATATTTAACAACATAATACAAGAACATAATGGCAACAGCATCAAGAAGACAAAGAAGAGGAGAGTTTAAGCAAGCAGGTTTTTTAAAAATAAAAAATATGTTTGGAAGATTTTCAGAGCAAGGAATTGCATGGCACAATAAAATGGCAGAAGACGGTCGAGCAATGGAAGCAGCTAATGAAAAAAGAAGATTAGATTCTATTGAAGAACAGTTGATCGTAAGTCTAAATAAATTAAAAGAATCATGGACAGCTTCTGGATATAACGCAGAAGAAGTAGCAAAATTAGAAGAAGCATGGACGCTTACTGCTGTTAAAGATAGAGAAACTTACAGAGCCGACAAAAAGCAGGCAAACGTATTAAGAAAAGAAGCTCAACAATCTTTAGCTGGTAGAAAAAATGCAGGAAATTAAAATAACGCTAGCAGACAATGGCGTAATAAAATCGGTTTACGACGATAATATAAACGGCGGAGGTGAAGAATACGAATCAACTACGGTGTATGAGTTTGATTCTATTTTAAATAAAATAAAATTCATCGAAGAACTCTGTATTGATTTGGGATTAGAGTTTGGTAATTCAAATTCTAAAAACCAAATACAAATAAACAGTGATTGGGGAAGTAATTACAAACCAACTGAAAAGGAAATCTCCTTTAAAATAAAGAATCTCAAGGCGAGTATATCGAACCTTGAACAAACTAATAATGGATAACATAAAGATAGAATGTGTTTGGTGTAAGTCAAAAAGAGATTTTAATAAGTTTGTAAGAGCAATTGAAGATCCGAACTCGACTGTCATCGACTTTTCTATTATTAAAAACAAGTTAATTAAAGCAGATCCATATAGTAACGAACCTAGCGATTCCGTGATAGGTTTAAATATTATGAATTCATTTAGAACTACGATAAATTCTGAAAAGAAAAAAACCACAACAATAATATATACATTCAGAGATCTAGATCCTACTGTTATATCTAATTTTAAAAAGATGGTCGCTAGTTACACTGACATGAAAATAGAATTTATTCTTAATTCTTTAAACATGGATAAAGTACCAAGTAAAAATATATTAAATCAATTCGACTTCGTTAAATTTGTAGACAATGATTAGACATCGCTTATTTAATAAAGGTGAACATGTCCATGCTCTTATTTCAAACTCTAGATATTCAAATATTGTTTTCCCAGTTAGAGTATTAATATACGATGTGAAATTCGACGAAACAATGCCGAAGTATCATGTTAGAATAGTTAAGTTCTACGATGATATTAATTTTCTTAAAAGATATTTCTTTGGAATGAAGTTTGAAAAGAATTTTAATGGTGGAACTACTGTTTTTGGATTTAATAGATCTAATATTAAAAATAAAAAAGAACTTCAAAAACATTTAGACGCTAATTCCGAAACCTATATGATTACTGTAGATTCTGTGATGTGTACTAAAACATTTAACCAAGTACAGGAGCTTTATCTTAATATTCAAGATTTTTTAATTGAAAAAGAGATCAGGGAGCTATATGAAAAGTCCTCAAGGGTTTCTTATTCCAAGGGTAAATATTATTATGAATCTAAAGGAGTCTTCGAGGCACATCTTAAAAAGTTTCTAGGGGATCGCGTACCTGCAGATCCAGAATACTTCAACAAATTATTATTTCGACCAATGGGCCCAGAGTATGATAACTTAAAAGGGTAGTAGATTAATCTTAATATATATACTTACTACGTATAAAAACAATAGTAATAATATATATGAGCTTAGACATTAGTGGAGGTATAAATAACTCAAGTGACGCAATCACGCAAGTGAGCGAATTAGGGGTTAGTACACTCAAAGATAAACTTAACGACTTATTCGATATTGAAAACCCTGATGGGGTTAATGCTCAATTAAGAACTAAGAACAATGAAAACTCTTTAAAATCTTCTATTGAAGAAGATTCTAGTTTAAACATCGCAGCGAGCGTTAATGCAATTACACAAGAAACTAGAGCTTCTAGAAATGTTGATGTTTTTTACAATCAAGACGTAGATTCATATAAACATAAAGATGGAGAAGGAAACGCCAACATAACTTTAGGTAAAAGACCATATTCTCTTTTTAATAAATATTCATTAGTTAATTTTAGAGGTACTCCATTATTTGGAGAAGGAGGTAAGGGTGATTCAAATAAAAGTAAGTTTTTTAACAAAATAGATCCAAGAACTTTAATTAACCCGACCGCTTCCAGAATTATAGAAATAACGGATGCTGGCGGTAGTAATGGATATAAATATCAATATTCAGATTTTGCCATGGCGAAATACTTTGGTAGAATTCCAAACAATATGATGATAACTCTACGAAGATTCACAGGCCCTGCGCCTGATGATATCATTAGTCCTTTAGGATTAACAGGAGCAAACTCACAAGAGCCTGATATCGCAAGAGCAGTTACATGGTTAAGCGAAACAACTGGAAATACTATGGCGGAAATCATGAAATTTTCACATGGGTTTAATTGGAAAGAAGCAGAAGCAGAGGTTCAAACAGTACAGTCACAGAACAATGCAAGTTCAGGTAAAGTCGGTGCTATAATTAACAATAACAAAGTACTTAAAGCTGCAAGTAATGCGGCGTCAGGTAGAACACAGGCACAACAAGAAAGATTAGATAATGGCGGTGCAGGTTATGATTCATTTAGCAATACATATCCTAATCACGTATTTGGTCCGCTTAATGTTATTAAGAAAACATTAGTTAGAGAACAAGGTTTAAAGTTTGATCAGGAATTTAAACTAAAATTTGAATATGAACTTAGAGATTTAGGAGGAGCAAATCCAAAAATATTAATGTTAGATCAATTGGCCAACATGTTAGCTTTAACATATAATAACGCACCTTTCTGGGGTGGAGATGTTAGGTATATTGGAGATGGATCTGTTGCAAGACCATTAGGTAATGTCGATTTATTAAAAAATGGAGATTATGGAGGATTTATGAAATCTGTAGTTTCAGATTTTACAGGTAACAATACTGGATCTACTATGGATGATATAACAAAATCTATAAAAGATTTTGGAATGAAAGGGGTTGGTGATACTCTTAACAATTTACTATCGGGTAGTATGATGAAAATGTTTAACTCTCCACAAGGTGGTCAAGCAGTTGCTGCTCTATTATCTGGTGATCCTACTGGACAGTGGCACGTTACCATTGGTAACCCACTAAACCCGATTGTAGTTATTGGTAATTTAGCATGTACAGATACTTCAATTAATTTTGAAGGACCTATGGGATTACAAGATTTTCCAGAGAGAATGGTTGTTGAAATCACATTAAAACCAGCAAGACCAAGAGATAAAGCAGAAATTGAAAGTATGTTTAACACAGGTAGAGGTAGATTCTATATACAACCTGCGGATGAGATTGATATTAACGCAACAGTTGATGTTAATGCGTATGGTAAAACTCAAAAATCACCAAAGGATAAAGAATTAAGAAAACATTCAAACGGATAATATGAACTTAAAATCTATAAATAATAAAAAAATAAAGGATGGTAAGTTAAGAATAACCGAACCAACTATATTGTTTCCTAAAAATGCTGAAATCAGGGCAGTTCATGAAGTTTCAGCAGATGAGACATGCCGAATTGATATGATATCAATCAAGTATTACGGGCTTGCAGATTACTCTGATCTTATTTTAAAATTTAATAATATATCTAATCCTTTTTCAATAACTGAAGGCGATGTTTTAAATATACCAGATAAAGACGCAATACTAAAAGCCTGGAAAACAATTAAAGGAATAGGAAGCCAAAAAGATAAATCAATAAGGGATCAGTTTGTTGACTCTAAGAGATTAACAGTTAAGGACGCTAAGAGAGCAGAGTATCTAAAGAAAAAAGCTGCGCAAAAGCAAAATGGATCAAAACAAATAGTTCCGCCAAATATACTAAAAGACGGAGACAAGAATATCGACATTAACGGAGACGTGATAATATTATAGAATGGCATTAGAAGGTAAAATTTTAACAAGGTTAGAACCAACAATAAAACTAGATGAACATAATTTTGACTCGTTTGGCGAGCAAGAGGGTGATAATCCAGGTGATGCGAACATAACTAGAGATCTTGGGGTTGAATTTCCATTAATTATTATTAATGGGTATCAATTCAATCGAGCAGATATAAAGTCTTTTGAGATTTCATTAGACGAATTTGTTCCAACAATAGAACTTACTGTAATTGACAATGATGCTAGATTTAATGTAGACTCTTTTCCAAGAGACGGAGATGTAATAACAGTAAGACTATCAGCAAGACCGAAAGACGATTACAAAGATATTAGAATAGATTTTGACATTACAAACGTAGAATCTCCACCTGTTAGTGTAATATCTAGAGGGTCAGGTGGTGCTAAGTATTCATTTGCCGGCGAGATGAAAATTCCAGGGATAAATGCAGAGCAGTGTAAATCTTACGGTAAAGGAACAACAATAGATCACTTAGAAAAAATAGCTACTGATTTAAAAATAGGATTTGCCTCTAACGTTGATACAACTGACGATGAAATGAATTGTGTAACAACATACGAGCCTATTATAGATACTATTACAAATCTAGTAAAACACTCATATGTTAATGATGATTCTTTTCAAACATACTGTATCGATCCTTTTTATTATCTGACATATGTCGACTTAAATATAATGATAAATGCAGAGGATGATTTTGAAGATGCTGTTGCAGCAATGAACGATGATATGAACGATACCAAAGGACCGGACGCTAGCAATACAACGAATGAGATGGCAAGCACTTTAATACTTAGCACAAAGTCAGAACTTGAAGGATCTAATTTACATATTGATAAATATTCTCTTAAAAATAATGCAGGTACTATTGCAAAAAGAAATGGCTACAAAAGAGTATTGCAATACTTTGAAAACGACTCTGATGAAGGATTAGTAAACTTCGATATTGAACCTTTATCTTCAAATGAAATGAAGGACATTGCCGAGCCCATGAAAGGACGTAGGGATGAGGAGAGATACAAACAAGAAATAAAGTATAAATATGTAGGTAGAAGGAACAGTGACCCTGAGACTTCGAATACGCACTTAAATTACAACTTTGCAGGTATACATAATCAGCAAAATCTACAGGAACTAGATAAAATGACTCTTGAGATTGAGCTATCTACATGGAATCCTGCATTATATAGATATCAAAAAATACCTGTTGTTATTTTTCACGAAACAGACTCGCAGGTTTTAGTTGATACACAGGTAAAAACCACAAAAGAAGAACTTGGTTTTGAAGCACAACCAGAATCTGATCCTGATTTACCAACTAACGGATCTGCACAAGCAGTAGATGAATTCTTAAGCGGATTTTATATTATAGGATCTATTAGATACACATACAAGGGAGGGGCTATCAGACAGCACTTAACTCTTTTAAGAAGAGAATGGCCAAGTAGATTAAATAATTTACAAGGTTAATAGCTACAAACTAATAAGAATATATACTATATGTCAGATTTCAAGAAAATATCAGATTTTAGAAAAGGTAAAAGAGCAAGTCAACAATACCAAGATCCAACTTATATGTCGTTTCTTATGTTGTTTGATTTTGCAGATGCTGCCAATTCGCCTCTATTAGCAGACCCTGCTGAGGATTATTTAAAGAGACTATCATCTGAAGGAGAAACGTCGGAGTATTATAAAGAAAAATTAGAAGCACTTCAAAACTTTAAAAAAGCTTTAAAACTTATTAATAATGAAATGCCTTGGTTTTGGCAAAGTTTATCTGGTTTAGAAAAAATACAACAGTATAATCCGTTAAACCCGTATTTTGGAGGAGATGATGCTGTAATAACTATAGGAACTTTAGAGTCTATTAACCTGACAATATCTGGTTTAATGCACTTATATAGAAAAGCTGTTTTCGATGAAAGAAAATGGACGTGGGTTTTACCAACCAATTTAAGAAAATTCAGAATGTATATTTACGTTACTGAAGTTAGGGCTATTAAAAACATGTCTAAACCTACTTTAAGTGGAGTTGATCTAGGAGGATTTCCAGATAATTTTAAACCGAAAATAGGTATAGATAATGCAAATTCCGGAATTTCAGGAACTAGTGGAAAACCTTATTTTATGTTTGCTCTTAAATTTTGTGAATTTGATTTAAAATCTGGAACAACTATATTTGCAGATTTACAAAAAGCAACGCCAGAGGTAGCAACCGGAGAAATATCAATAACCTATGAAGCATTATATGATATGGAAGCTAGGGTATTAAATGGTATTGTAGAATCTGTTTACAACACTGATGATTTATCGCCATCGCCAGATTCGGAGAATAAAGAACTTAATAGTGTAGGGGATTGGCTAAAAGATCAAGCTGTTCAAAAAGCAACAGCATTTGCTGATCGAGCAGTTGGAGATTTAAAAAACACAGCTATCCAAAAAGTTAATGAATTAAAGCAGCAAGCTAAAGATGCGACAGTAGGTCGAGTTAATGCAGCTGTTAATAATCTATATAAGGATTTTGTAAAAGGAGTTGATAACATCGCAAATCCTGCAGCAAACGCAAATAATATACAAAGCGTTATTGCAGATAACGTACATGGTTTAGTAGATCAAGGACAGACTATTGGAGATGCGCTAAACTCAGCGGCTGCAAAATCTCTAGGTAATATACACGAATAATGGCAAGAGACAAGGAACTAGAAAAAGATAATATTAGAGAAACTCACTGGCTAGGCGAGGTGGTTGATAATGTAGATCCTTCTCTTTTAGGAAGATGTCGAGTTAAAGTTTATGGTAAGTTTGATTTATTAGAAAATGAATCAATTCCATGGGCAACTCCAATGAACAGAGATAATGCAGGAGCACATTCAATTCCAAGAGTTGGAGATATTGTTGCGGTTAGATTTGACAATGGTAACATATATCATCCTGAATACTGGTTTCAAATTAACCAAAATAAAGATCTTAAATCAGAAGTTTTAGAACAAGATCCTGATAATGCACATGATGTTGTTAGTTTAGTATATGATGCCGAAAGAGACATAAGAATATATTCATCAACTAAAGATGGTTTGGTAATTACAAGAGGAAGCGGCGCTAAAAAACGACCACTTATACAAATCGACGAGGAAGGGTATATCAAAATATCAACAGACCAAAAAATCTTTCTAGATTCTGGTGATATATTTTTATCAAACAAGGGAGAAGAAGGTGCTGATGAGTCAGAGCCTGCTGTTCGTGGAGTTAGTTTAGAGAAATGGTTAAATGAATTTCTTGATGAATATGAAAGACACTGGCATCCAACAGGGACCGGTCCATCAGGTCTACCTGCGTTTCCAACACCAATGTTTGTAGACGCGTTGAGAGCGAAGCACGTAGATTATCAACAGACTGGTAAATAGGATATATAGTCTATAAAACAATACAATCATGCCGGCAAAATGGCCTTTATTTATTAATAACGTATCTGCAAAACTAACAGCAAGAAGTGCAGAGAGTATGGGATTACCTCCTAATGCTCCTGGTATTGGAGACTTTGCTTCGTTTCTGGCAGATGAATATGTTGCCGCAGTATCAACAGCACAAACACCATTCGGAAATACACATAGTAATGCTGGTGTAAAGCCAGTTTTAGCGGAAGGATTTGACAAGGCATTTAAAAAGCTTTTCGAAGATTATAAAACCTCTCTTGAAGATAGAAAAACTTTATCACAGTACCAGTCTATTACGGAAATACTTCCAGAATCCGATCTAACATTTGACGCACAGTGCGAGATAGAAAAATGGACTTCAGAGAATACAGACACTCTTCAGAAGTTTAATTACTATCCTCTATATGAATCAACATGCCCGGTCCCATATCCAGAGGAGGATCCGAATGACACCGCAAATGATGGAGATATAGATTTTAGTGTAGTTACTAAAGCAAGTTCAGATATAAATACACCATCCCATAATTACGTTGTTCGATTTATAATTAAAAAATTTAATCCAGAACAATCTTTTAAAATAAGATATACAATAAACGAAATTGAACAATCTCCGCTAATAGTAGGTTCAGTAGGATCTGGCTCGATATCATCGGGTTCAGGCAGCGGATCAGGCTCAGGTAGTGGAGCTGGGGGTAACACTGGCTTTGCTGTAATCAACGTGCCCACAGTTCCTGGTAAATATACATATACATTTAAAGAAATACTAGATATGTCCGGTAAATCTTTAATCAAAACAATAAATAAGACTAAATCAATTACTATAAGTGATGGTGGAGTATTAGAGAAACTAAGTGGCATTGATGAAAAGTTACAAGGAGACGCTGCAGGATATCCAGAGAATATTACTAAGCCTATTAGAAATACTATACCAGATCTTACTGAAGAAGAAAAAATAGATGTTCTAGTTAGTAGAATTCTAACAGGGAATGATAATTCAGCAGGATATAAGCTATGGGTAGAGCTTCTAAAGTATGGAACAGAGATACCATACAGATACAGGGGTCTTTCTAGAAAGATATACGATAAAATAAAATCTTTAGAAAAAGCATGGAGAAATGCCGAAAAAGAAGAAAGAAATAAAGTAATAAATGATGGAGGTAATAAATATTCTTTAACAAGTACACTTATTATACCGCCCCTGTCTACTGCGGATTATCAGATTAATCAATATGTCTTTCAAGAAGAGCATAAGCAAAGGCCAGAAGAAATACCAGAAGAAATAAAACAAGGCTTAATTAAAGCCTTCACGTACGTTCCGTCAATTGATGGAGCGGTTGCCACATACACTAGCCAAGCCGGTCGATTATGGCGAAAACGCGGAAAGGATTTACTATATGAAAAAGAGCAAGAAAGATGGTGGGAAACTCAAAGGAAGTGGGCCAACTACATGGAAGAGATAAACTCGCAGGATCAAGAGGAAGATGGTGAGGATCCATATGAGATAATGGCAGGTGCTATTATTAAATACTGGCAATCAGCAGCAGCTCAGCCATTTACAAGTGGGCCGCCAATTCCACCATGTAATATAACCGCTCCGTTACTTGGGGTGTTTGCTCCAATATATTATGGTAGCAAGACATCACTTGCAAACGATTTAAGAAGAGCATGGAACAGCGGTAAGATTTTTGAAGTTCCTCCGGCTACTCCGGTTGCTGCCACTCTAGTTGCAACCGCAGTTGCATGCGCATGTGCAAAGCACTTATTAAAATTAAAGTTTTTATATTTAGGTGGAATAGCAACACCAGGTGGTCCAATTCCTATGGTAGGATTCATGCCACTCTCATTTTAAAAAAAGTATATATAACCTATAAAATTATTTATTCACTATTATTAACAATTTAAATTAAAAAAAGAATGTCTACAGACGTTAAAACAAAAAGAGTAAGACTAACTAAAGAAGAACCAGTCGCTCAAGAAACAAAAAAAAATGACAAATTAGCATACTTAGAAAATGCTAATGTTCCACTCGAAGAATTCGACTGGGATGCTCACCAAGCGTCATGTCCTTCAAGATCTAGAAAGATAAACAAAGGACTTAAAAACACAGGTAATTATAACGTATATTCTCATGAGCCGTATGCACAAGATCTTTTAGATCTTTTTAACGGATATGAAGAGGCTAAACCAGCTCAGATGAAAGTTGAGGTTGGTGAAATCTATTCGGGTACTATTTATAGTATAAACGAAGAGTGGGTTGCGGTTGATATCGGATATCGAGAAAATGTATATGTTAATGTCTTAAAAGAAGAAATTAGCGTTAGGGGATTATTTGTTCCAGATGCTGAGGTTAAGATTCAAGTTCTTCAAATGGGCGGAGGTCGAGGATTCGTATTAGGATCTATCAGTGCAGGTATTAAATCAGCGGTTGTTAAGGAAATAATGGAATCTATTAAAGACGGTGCAACCGGATATATGGGTACAGTTTCTCAAATGATACCAGGAGGAGGTTATATTGTAACCGTACAGGGGGTTGAATGTTTTATGCCAGGTTCTTTAGCTGGAATTAACAAATTAGCAGACTTTGAATCTATTGTAGGAGGCAATATGTATGTTGTTCCTGTAAGTTTCTCAGAAAAAAGAGGAACTATTGTAGTATCTCACAGAGAATATTTAAAAGCAATGATTCCTTCTAAAATCGAAGCACTGAAGGAAAATCTAACACAAGATCTTACAGGTAAAGTTACAGGTTCTGCAAAATACGGAGTATTTGTAGAGTTTGATGAATGTTTAACTGGAATGATTCACGTTAATGATCTAACTCCTGAATTATTAAAAGCACATAGAGCTAGGGAAATTAAACCTGGAGATGATATCGCATTTAAGATTAAAGAAGTTGTATCGAACGAAAAGATTATCCTAACACAGTTAGATGCAAAACCAGTTGTTGACTTATGGGATGGTATTACTGATAGAATCAAAACACCAAGTGAAATTGTTGGAACAGTTCGAGCAGTAAAAGACTACGGTATCTTCGTAGACATCGAAAAAGGAGTTGCTGGACTATTACATATTTCAGAAATTGAAGATGTTATAGATTTAGAAACTATTAAACCTGGAGATAATATTACAGTACAGGTTACTAGAATCGATGCAGACTCTAGAAAGATTTTCTTGAAAATCTAAGACTACTTTATTTTTATAAACTAAAGGCCCATTCATTTTATGTTTGGGCCTTTCTTATTTATAATCATTATAAATTACAAAATAAATGTATAAAAGTTTTTTTATATCAATAAAAAGTGTTATATTTATATATAATTAAAAAGCTAATAGATATGTCAACCGAATTAAAATCACTTAAAGGTCAATTCCACAATCAAAAGACAAATGAAATGGAAAACACTGAAATGTCACTAACTAGATTCAGTGGAGGTAAAGAAGGTATGAAAGTACAATTTACAATGAGAGATCAAGGAGATTTCTTTACACACATTACTCTTAATAAAAAAGAGATTCAAAAGTTAATTAAAGAACTTCAAGAAAACTTTGAACTTTAAAAAATAAAAACATGAAATTTAAAGAATTAAAATTTAAAAAATTAGGATGGGGAGGAATAAACGCAACTCATCATTTCGATAACGGATTAATATTGAGTGTTGCCGCTGGTAAATCAGCATACTGTACGCCAAGAGAAGATTTAAATTCTGAAAAAGAACATTCTTCTTTTGAGATTGCAATATTGCATGAAGATAATATACCTTTCTTTACTAAATTGGTAAAACCAGGAATTAATGACGATGTTATCGGATGGGTAGGCCGAGACGATATTAATGAATTATTCCCATTGATAAATAATATAACAAAAAAGGAGATTTCTGATTTTATTGAAATATCTAACATACTTGAAAATGATTAGAAAGAAACTACATAAGCATCAAGATTTACCAATTGTTATAGATTTAACAGGGCCCGATGGCAATGCACTTGCACTACTTGCGTATGCTAAAAAGTTTTCACAAGACTTAGATAAACCATATGAACAGTTACTTAAGCAAATGCAAAGCGGAGATTACGAGAATTTAATCAGGGTTTTTGATGATGCATTTGGTGATTTTATAATTCTAGAAAGATAGTTTCAATATTATCATAATATATCTTGAATATATAAACTAACTTAAGTTTAACATATATTCGAGGATGAACACATTTAATGATTCAGAAATACTAAAAAACGCACTGGTAGGGGTCGAGTTTGAATTTTATTCAAATCTCCCTATCGAAGAAACAGCGAAAAAGATTGGAATTCTTTTAAACAAGAAGATTCAAATAGAAGACAAGGCACATAGTGAATTTGAACCGACTGCTGATCATTTTAAACTAGAGCCAGATATGAGCGGTGGTGCAAAGCTAATGGAGCTTGTCACTGGCGCAATACCATATTATAGCGCTAGATTAATGATCATTAATATGTGTAAATGGATTGAAGAAAACGGATATACTACAGATAGATCGTCAATTCACTTAAACATATCTTTTGACAAAAATAAAATTGAGGATAAGAATAGGATTTCTAAAATGAATGTTCTTAAATTTATACTTGATTTTAAAGAAGATCAAGTATTTAAGTTTTTTCCAACTAGAAAGGATTCAGCTTATGCTAAATCTATAAAATTTGTACTACCTAAGACTGGTATGAGTTTCTTTAACGGAGAACATATACACTCACAAAACTTCATCTACCCTGATTCTAAATACTATGGGATCAATTTCGACAAAAGACATAAGAACTATTTAGAATTTAGATATGTCGGAGGTAAGGATTGGGAAAAGAAAACAACATCGATCTTATACATGTTAGATCAATTCCTAATACAACTTTGGAATTCGACTGAAGATAAACATTTCACACAACTTAATGCAATAGAGTTAAAGAGGATATTGGCTGAGAATAAAAGAATACTCGACGCTAGGTTAGATTGGAGACATATTGAAAAACAATGGAAAAACGTAGAATTTACAGTCGATTTAAGAAAAGATCCACAGATTTTAGATTTACATTGGCAAAATATTAAAGAAAGAGTAATAAAATTGTTTACACATGGATCACTAATCAAAGGACATATCAACTATGACTCTGATACGGGTAAAGTCCAAGTAAACAAAGGTGAATTACAATATTGTGTTGAACTTGAACGATATGATTTTATTGAATGTGATATTCGTGGTGAACTATTTTATTGTGATTTGTTTAGGTGCACTGTAAATGGATCTGATATTCATGATTGTAATTTTTATGATAACAGTGAAGTTATTTCTTCAAAGTTAAAAAGCTGTTATATTCACCAAAGTGTTAAAATAAAAGATGGTTATATATATGGTGATGGTATCTTAAAAGGTTCCATGGAAGACGGTATATTTAGAGAAGGAAGATACGATAAAAAATTAGCAAAGTTTAAAGGAACTGAAAAGATCCTATATGACGAAGTTTAAAAATAAATAATAAAAAATGAGTAATATTTTTGTAGGTCAAGAATCATGGCTAGATGATATAGAACCAGGAGGAGATTGTTTTAATGCATTTGCATTAGAGCTTGCTGATGATGTAACAGGTTCATGTATGATTCCAATGAATTTACCAAGAAAGGAAGTTGACAATATAATTAAAAGAGCTAAGAAGTGGTTTTATAAAAACTATGAATATTCTGTCAAAGAAAGTTTTGTGGTTTTACCTCACGCTCTATTTGAGTCTGAAAAATTTAAAGCAACGAGATCTTTTACATTACCAGGAATGGACCCAACAACTCGCGGAAACGAAATATACTCTGTATATGGATGTTCAGAAACTGGTTCAAGATGGGGAGGTTCAAGCGATATTGATTTTCAAAAAGGAGATTTCAGTATGGAAAGAATGATGATGCAAGGAACATATGGCGGTGCAAACACGGCGGCTGCTGCAGAAAACTTACAATCATATGTAATTAACGAAAGTTTTTATGATCTTGCTAGACAAATCATAGATAACCCAATTAGTTTTAATTATAACCAATTAACACACGAACTTAAATTTACCGGAGAAACGCCTAAAAGGGATGTTATACTAGAAGTATATGAAACAATCCCAGAATGCGCTCTCTTTGGAGATGAAGCATTCTTTAGATATTGTGCCGCTAAGATTAAAGTTTCTTTAGGTCAAAAACTAGGAATATTCGGATTTACATTACCTGGAAATATTCAAGTAAATGCAGATCTTATACAGGGATTAGGAGAAGGAGAATTAGAAGCAATAATTGAAGAAATAAAAG